AAAGAGTACCCTATGAAAGTTTTTGTCTTCTGCAAAATCATCATAATACGGGGCTACATTAAGATTTGTATTTTCCATTGTTTAGAATTCCACTACGATTTTAATATCTTCTGTTTGGTCAGATGCACGAGAGATTGGGCGTCTATTTTCGATATAGATAACTTTCCCGCTGTCTGGTTGTAGTTCTGGATTCGCATATGTACTTGCAGTACCAACACCATTACTATTTGAACCTGTAATAACATTAGAACCACTAAACGCAATTACGTTTCCATTTGCAGCGAGTCCATAGTTTGCATACTTCTCTTGTTGGTAATATATAGTATTCGTGGCAGAATCAAATTCTACAACTCTACCCACTGCACCAGTAGTTGATTGTGTAATAGTTTCATCAATCTCATATGCAGCAGAAGGCGCACCCGACAGTGTTACTGTATAAGTTTGTCTTGCAGTTGAAGATGTTGCAACAGTTGTCGTACCAAAGTTAAATGGATTTTTAATAATACCAACTTCTCTGAAGTCGTTTGCAACTGTAAAGTCTGCGCCTTCATTCTGTTCTAATTTAACATTAGTCATCACAAAGTGTCCACCAAGTTCATGTACTGCATCCTTACCATGTCCACCCTTTGGTGAAATGATAGGTTGAACTAAACCACCAGTACCACTACCGATATTTCCAGCAGTAGTTAGTCCTACATTAGTATACACGTTTGTCAAATCAATATTTGCGAATGTATAACCAGAACCGATTGTGTACATGTTTGTACCAGCAGAACCCTGCTTAACAATTGAACCACTAGCTACTACAATCTTTACGATACCATTTGCACCATCTCCATCCACTGGAGAATAATAAGTTCCATCTGTATAACCAGAACCAGCAGTTGTTCTTACAACATCTAATGCACCATCTACGGCGTCACCTGATACTGTTGCGTCTGTACTCACTGGAATAAAATCTGATGTTAAATATTTTGTAACTTCAGTAGTTGTAATCTTGTACATGTATTGTAGTCTGTATCCACCCAACTCAAAAGGAGTTGAAGTTTCAGACGTAGGTTCAGAACCACTATACGCAACTCCACCGTTATTGTCAAGCACTTTATAGACTCTATAATCAGAAGTCATAAAGTAATATGTACCAGCATATAAGTTTGTTGCACCACTTGTTGTAGTGTTAGATGCACTGATATCATGTTCGTACATATCGTAAATTGTATTGTTTGCCCAGTTTCTTCTAGGTAGAACGTATGAAACATCAGAAGATGAGATTAGTTTAGCAGCAAGCATAGAATCCCATTTGTAATGTTCTGTTACTACATCATCAATTGGAACTGGGGGAGAGTTGTCTGTACCGCCAGTAGTCGTTGTTGTAAACGGAGTGCTCTTACCGATAAAAAGGTAATACGTTGTGGGCGCAGCTTCTGAGAACGATTCAAAAAATTGTTCTGCATTATGCTGTCTGAAATGTTCTGTTATAATTGCTGCCATTGTTTTTTCCTATAATCTTATAATACTATTTAGTTGTTCTTTTCAACCCATTTTAATTTCTTATACTACCGTGTATGTCACCTGTCCAACCCAAAGCTATGCGGTGGGTTATGAGTCTGTTTGATATATAATTGTCCAACGAAATGTTCCCGAACCACCAATCTGAGGTGTTCGACCTACATACTCCATAGCCTGTAAAGAACCATTATGTACTAAATTTAGAATACATTGGGTTGAGGCGGGATAAACCCTTGTGTGAGTAACAAAATCATAAAAATATGTATTGTCACACCATGTCATGCCTGCACCAACACCTGCCACATTAGAAGAAGTAAATGGTAAGTTATTTATTTTTACTCCAGAATAGTCAGCAGCAGTGTTTGTTACCAGATGAGCATGTACTATTACTTGATTACCAATTTTAGTATAACGCCCTTGGGAATTGGCAGGTGCATACCCATCCCATTGAGGAGTAAAAGTGCCTTCCTCATAATCGTCCAACTTATTAGCCGACCCAGTGCCGCCGAGGTAGACACCGCCTGATAGGTAAGCATCTTTGAAGCGGTTTGTACTCCAGCCTAAATTAACAATCCCATTATTAGGAGTAAAATCTTCTTGACAAGGAACAATTCTTTGGCCAGACCCACTTTCTACAAATAAAAGCCCTACAGCGTCATCTCCACTACCAGCACCATGTATACCAACAGTATTTGAAACAGTCCCAATACGACCTACTTCATTTGTATCTTTGTAGAAAAGAGCTATTGCGCCATCATTAGTTTTACGAGTTACTACCAATGGATGAGTACCACTAGCAGTATTATAAATCTGACCGCTAGGGTATAAAGCTGTTCCTGCTGTCTGTTGAGCGTCTGTAGTCTTACCGATTAAAACTTCTTCATCACTTGTAATCGTAAGTGCCGTGGCGTCTGCGTTATCGTCAATCCCTTTAGAGGTGAACGCACCAGTAGTAGTAATTGCTCCAGAAGTGTTGATTGCAATATCATTTGCTAGATCATCATTAGTAATTGCACCGTCAAGTACCGCTGTGGATTTAATTGTATCAATTGCCATTTTTTATTTTCCTCTATTAAGCAATGGTGCAACCATTGTTTGCAATAAGTACCCAACCGATTGTGGTTGCGTAAGTAAGCATAACACTGTCGCCAACATCGTTCATAGTAATAGTTGTACCACCAGCAAAAGTAGCTGGAGTAATAGTACCATCACCACCATCAGCTGTCATCACAATGATTTTAATTTGTCCTACTACACCATCAGCAAGTGTGAGTGCGTCTGCGGCAGTTGTTGTAACTTCTGTTACACCAGTTACCACATCAATTGCACCAGCACCAGAAAGTGTCTGTACACTTGTTTTTAAGTCTGCAAGAGTTTTGTTGGTAAGGATATCAGTAGATACTTTACTTACCAATGTAGAACTTGCACCAGCAGGGAGTAGACTTGTGTTTGTCACTGCAGCACTGTGGGGTTGTGGTTTAATTGTTTGTCCATGTGAGTTTGCATGACAGTTAAGTAAAATCTGTCCTTCAACTGCTGAACCGTCACCCTTGACTTCTATAATCTGTGTTGCAGTATCAACAGAAAGGTTTCCAGATGCAGTAGTGATATCACCACCGACAATTGGTGCAGTCAAAGTTTTGTTTGTAAATGTTGTTGTACTAGCAGCAGTTACTAAACTTGCAGCATCACTCAAGTCTGTACTTGCAATTGTGATTGCAGCAGAACCATCGAATGATTGTCCAGCAATGTTCACTGCAGCTGCAAGAGCAGTTGCTGTGGTTGCATTACCTGTCAACGAACCAGTAATTGTTTTGTTAGTTAATGTCTCTGATCCAGTTAGCGTGACAAAACTGTCAGATGAAAGAGTAGTACCATTACCGAGTTTGGTATAGATTTCTACGAAGTTGGCGTTAAGTTTTCCTGCTCCGCTACGGAGGTCATCACCTGTTCCGTCATTCGCACTAGTCCCACGCCCGATTGCTTGATATGCCATTTGGGGTTTCTCCTATTAATTCCTATAGTTATTTATACGTCTTATTCTACTGGGCATCAAATGTTTCTGAGGAATTATCAAAAGAACTTCCTAAAGAAGAGAACAATACGAATGCGCCAGTTCCAGTGTTTGAGTCTACGTCAAACTTAGTTGTTGTTGTGTCGAAAGATGTACCATCCTCATCAAATGAAGTTGCGTACCTACCTTCAGTATCCCTAGTATTTCCACTCTCATCAAACCTAGTAATACCATCATCGAATGAGATAAAGTCATTATCAAATGCATTTGTCAATCCATCTCTATATATTTGTATCTCAGATGGAGGCATAAAGTTAATTCGTTTAGTGAATGCAGAAGCAGGAATTGTTCCGTCTGCAAGACATATTTCACGAATACCTATGTATCCAATCTGTGCAAGAGTGTATTGATCACGAGATTGATTTGAACCAGCAGTTGCAATTCTACCACTTGGATCACGATGATTTGGTATAACTGCATTTGAACTTGTAAGGTTTACAGAGAATGCATAGTGTGCCACGTTCTCCATTGTTGGGCCTGCAAGGAATCTTGCACCCCTTCCTATGTTCATACTGACTTTAACGTCTGATGTTAATGTAACATCTCTTCCGTCTGGCAAATCAGATAGTTCTCCATATCCAGTTACAGGAGCAGAGACTAGTGATGCATTTGTTACAGTACCCAAACGTCTTCCGAAGATTGTAGTAAACAAGTTCGTGAATGTAGATGCAAGTTCTGGAGAGAATGTATCATCACCAATAAAGTCACTAATTCCA